GAGCTACCAGGCCATGCCCGAAACCCCGGCTGACGTGTGGCGCAAAAAGATTGCCGCGCAGGCCTATGCCACGGCAGACGGCCCTGCCACCCTGGAGCAGGCCGACAAGGCCCGGCGCAACAAGCAGGCCCCGTACCTGGGCCAGTTTGACCCACTGGCCGACCTGAAGGCCGCCCAAGTGCCCACCTACATGCCACGCAAGGGCACGGCGCTGGCCGCTGCGGCCCCCACGGTAGAGGCCGCGCGCCTGAGCGTGGCCGAGGCGTGCAAGCGCATCAAGCTGGCGCTCAAAGACGGCTATGACGCTGGCACCTACACCTGGCTGACGGAGCGCCACGGCAGCGCCGGTGTGCCTGAAGACGCGGTGCAGGCACTCATTGCCCAGCACCGCAACAACAGCACGGCTGCGCCACAGGTGGGCTTGCGTGCGGTGGGGGGTGGGGTATGAGCCGCACTGCGAAGGTCACGCCAGAAGTGGCAGCCCAGGTGCTGGCGCTGCGCCGCCAGGGCAAAAGCATTCGCCTGACTGCCTTGCAGGCCGGTGTATCCACTGCCGTGGTGAAACAGCTTTGTGCTGGCACCTATGCCAATGCCAATTTATCCATGGATAAACAAGCGCCAGCGCCTTCAAAAGCCGCCGCCCATACCAGCGCCGCACCTACCCCTGTTTTTGCGTCTATGGCCCAGATTTTGAGCCATGCCAAAAAGTTGGCCCCGGAGGTATCTCACACCCCCGAGGCCGTTCCCGTCGTCCCAAGCAATGAAACTGAAAAGGAAGAACCAATGTTACTACCCAAGCAAACCCTGACAGCGGAGGCCCGCAAGCGCTTTGCCCTGCCATTTGCCAACCCGTTTGACGGCGAGGTCACCACCGATGAGGAAATGTTCCTCAACGGCGAAATCCGCTTTGTGCGCGAGTCTGCCTGGCAGGCTGCCATTGGCGGGCGCTTTGTGGCCATTGTGGGTGAGAGTGGGGCTGGCAAAACCACCATGCTGGACGACTTGAAGGAGCAAATCCTCAAGGAACACAAGCCGGTGATGTTCATTGAGCCCAGTGTGCTGGGCATGGAAGACAACGACACCCGGGGCAAAAGCATCAAGAGTGCAGGCATTCAGACTGCCATTGTGATGACGCTCAACCCCTCTGAGAGCGTGGCCCAGTCAGACGAAAAGCGCGCCCGCCAGGTCAAGCGCATGCTGGAGGAGAGCACCACCGCAGGGCATTCGCATCTGCTGGTGATAGAGGAGGCGCACTCGCTGCCCATTCCCACCCTGAAGCACCTCAAGCGCCTGCACGAGCGCATGCGCCTGGGCCGTCGCCCCATGCTGGGCATCTTGTTGCTGGGCCACCCGGAGCTTGAAGGCAAGCTCAACCGCTTCGACGTGCGTGAAGTCATGCAGCGCTGCGAAGTGGCCCGTCTGTGCCCGCTGGGCAGCGACTTGCCCGCCTACCTGAAGTTTCGCGCCGCCAGCGTGGGCCGCCAGCTTGACGACTTCATTACCACTGACGGCATGGACGAACTGGCTGCCCGCCTGACGGTGTCCGCTGGCACGCGCAGCGAGCAGGTCAGCCTGCTGTACCCGCTCAACGTCAACAACTGGATGGTGGCCGCGCTCAACACTGCGGCTGGCCTGGGTGCACCGCGTGTGGACCGTGATGTCATCCGCCAGGTATGAGGTTCCAAGCCATGAAAACCTACCGCATCACCATCACCATGCCCGACGGCTCCCAAGGCCGTGCCCTGGGCATTTTCAGCAGCGCCTGCGCGGCCATTGTGGCCGTGATGGACGATTTCCCCCAAGCCACGCGCATCAGCGCCCGGAGACTGTCATGACTGTCAAAAACAACCGCTGCAACGAGCTGGGCGTATGCCAGGGCCTGGGCCCTGATCAGTGCCCCGACTGCAACGCCCGCCCCACCTACCCGTTTGCCCCGGGCACCATTGAAGGCCCCAAGCTGCCCATCGTCTACCTGGACGAAGACGGCCCCTGGCTCCCCTTGAGCCTGGCTGAAACCCTGAAGCTGCTGGCAGCCATGCTGGTGCTGGGCACCGTGGCGGGCTACCTGGTGGAGCGGTTTGTATGAGCGAGCTGAGCTGCCCCGTGTGTGGTGCCGCGCTCACGCTGGACCACCTGTTTGTGGATGCTGACAACCGCGCCGCTGTGGCGCAGCTGATCTCGGTGGCCATGCCCATCGGGGCGCTGCTGCTGCAGTACACCCGGCTGTTCACCCCGCCCAAGACCACGCTCACCCAGCGCAAGCAGGTGCGCATTCTGCTGCAGCTGCTGCCCGACCTGAAGCGTGCCGCCATCACCCACCGTGGCCGCGACTGGCAGGTGCCCCTGACCACCTGGGCGCGCGGTATCGACCAGATGCTGCAAGCCCGTGACGCGGGCAAGCTTGACTTGCCCATGAAAGGCCATGGCTACCTCTACGCCATCCTGACCAGCCTGGCCGACAAGGTAGAGGCCGTGGCCGAGGTGCAGGCAGAAGACGCCCGCCGCCACCCGGTGGTGGGGCAGGGCGCTGCCAACGCCGCCCCAGTGCCCGACTTTGCCCGCCAGGCGCTGGCGGCCCTCAAAACCCCTGGAGCCAAAGCATGAGCACCTACACCCCCCGTGCCGACAGTTTTCCCGCCCAAGTGTGCGGCTTCTTTGCCAACAACCCCGATGAAACGCTGACCATTGACGACATGGTTGACAAGTTCATGCCGTCCAACCGGGGCAGCATCCACTCCCAGCTGTCACTGCCGCTGGAAGCCAAGCTGCTTGTGCGCCGCCGTGATGAGGATGGTGACTACGTTTACAGCCGTGGCCCCTATCTCCAGATCACCGGCTGGGTGGATGCGGCCGCTGCGCCCGCCACCGCAGCGCCAACAAAGGTGCCCAAGCCTGCAGGCAAGCGCACCGCGCTGGACCTGGCAGCCATCAAGATCCGCAGCGGCGTGCCCATGCCCACCAACAAGACGCAGATCGACCGCATTGGCGAATTCCTGGTCAAGCTGCAGGTGGGTGACATGTTTGATCTGCCAATCTGCGGCAAGCACATCCTGAACAAGGCTGTGGAACGCCAGCACAAGGCCAAGCTGGGCCGGTTCACCACAGCGGTGGACCAGGACGCCCAGACCATTGGCGTGTGGTGCGTGGAGCGCGCTACAGCCCAAGCCGGGGTTGCAGCATGACCATCGAAAAGACCCACCACGCCCAAAACCCGGTCAACGTGGCGCTGCTGCAGTTCGTGGCCGAAAGCAGCCAGGCCAGCTACCAAGTGTTGTTTGACAAGTTTGGCGACCTGCAAGACAGCCTGGTCAAGGCGCATGCCCGCTTCAGCAAAAAGATGGAATACCTGTGCTTCACCAACCAGCTCTGCAGCCGGGGCCGTGGGCATGACCGGGTGTTCAGCCTGGGCCCAGAGGCGGGCAAGGCTGGCAGCGCAGGCAAGATGGCCGGCAACTATGCCGCCCACGTGGCGCGCGTGCGCAGCCAGGCCGCTGCCAAGGCCAATGCGGATACTGACGCCGAGCTGGTGGCACGCGCCATGGAGCGCCTGGCCAGCCAGGTGGACCACCAGCGCCGCGCCACCGCCCCGGCCATCAACGTCATGGCGGTCGACTACCCACTCTACCAGGCACCGCCCCACCCAGCCCTGCGCCCCGGCGCGCTGGACTACCAACGCTACGCCGCCCGTGGCGTGCGCTGCTGAACCACTTTCCCACCACGCAAGGACTTTTCCATGACAGAAACAACCCAACCCAGCTACAGCCAGAGCACCACGCCCGGCTACTGGCAGGACGCCAATGGCAACCTGGTGCCTGAGTCAAAAGTGAAGCAGATTGACCAGGTGCGCAACCAAATGGTTTACGACCTGTGCCGCATGGCCGAGGTCGAATCCCTGGCGCTGCGCACCTTCAAGCTCAGCGCCATGGCCGAGGTGAGCAACTTTGTCGCCCTGAGCCTGGACGCGTATGGCGTTCAGACCGGCGGCACCAAGGGCAATGTCACCCTGCTCAGCTACGACGGCAAATACAAGATCGTGCGCCAGATGCAGGACAAGATCACCTTTGGCGAGCAGCTCATGGCCGCCAAGGCGCTGATTGACGAGTGTGTGCACATCTGGGCCCAGGGCGCCAATGACAACATCAAGGCGCTGGTGAACCATGCCTTCCAGACCGACAAGGAAGGCAAGATCAACACCGGGCGCGTGCTGAGCCTGCGCCGCCTGGACATCAAAGACGACAAGTGGCAAGCCGCCATGACTGCGATCGCCGACAGCATGCAGACCGCCAGCACCAAGCCCTACATCCGCTTTTACAAGCGCGATGACATGAGCGGGGAATACGAGCCGATCAACCTTGATGTGGCGGGGGCCTGAAGTGACTGCCGCTGTGACTTCTGGTACATTTCGCCCGTTGCGCAAAAAAAGCGCAGCCGGGCGTCGCGGCCCGCAAGACACTGGCGGCATAAAGCCGCAACACCGCACAGGTATGCGGCTTTTTCGTTCGTGCCCCAGTTTTGGCGGCTCGAATGGGAGGGCGCAAGCCCTGCCGGTTAATGGCCTCCGCCAGTGTCCCGGTCCGCGAACCCGTTCGAGCTGCCTCCCTTTCGTCGCGGAAGGGGTGGCGGTTATTCAACCGACACATTGGAGGCCAACCATGGCACGAACCCCCACGACCCCTGCTATCGCAGTCACTGACGTTGTTGACGCAATCGACAGTCTGTCAGAGCACTTTCTCGCCTTTGAGGCCGTCGAGCAACTGATCGCCCCGCAAAAGGCCAATTGCACCGAAGACCTGGCCCACGTAGATCGCCCCGCGCTGGGCTTTCTGCTGACCATGCTCAACACGAGCATGCGCAACCAGATCGCCGCTGCCCGCGCAGCCGCCGAGCTGGCACACCAAATGAGCTACTGAAAGGACACGCATCATGAATACCCTCACTATTGCCAACACCATCATTCGCCGCGATGCGCAGGGGCGCTACTGCTTGAACGACTTACATCAAGCTGCTGGTGGGCTGAACCACCAGCGCCCGTCAAAATGGATGGCTAACAGCTCAACCCAGGCTCAGCTTGACGTGCTGAACTTAGAAGCCGGAATTCCGGTTACTAACTTTGAAAGTTCTGAGCAGGAATTCCTGCCCAGCGATGAAAAGTTAGAAGCCCGAATTCGGGCTTCTAACTCTGTGCGGGGCCATGGCATAACTGCGACCTATGTGGTGAAGGAACTTGTCTATAGCTACGCCATGTGGATCAATCCGGCATTTCACATCAAAGTGATTCGTACCTTTGACGCTGCTATGAATGGCGCGCATGTTCTGCCACATCAGCAAAACGAAATTTACTGGTTTGCTCGCCGTCCACGTTGGGAGTTCATTCGCCGTCTAGCCCTTGAGGGCTGGCCTTACCGTGCTATCGCAAAAATGTTCGACCCGCGCCTGGGACAGGGCAGCATTGCCAACAGCGTGCAGGCCATGGTGGTGCGTGGCCTGATCAACCCGCAGGCGCTGGCCAAGGCGCAGCACGGCGTGTCGCGCAAGGCCGCAGAGCGTCGGGTGATCGGCTGGGGCATGGTGACACCGCAACTCAGCTTGGGGTTCTGACATGAGCCGCCTCACCACCGTCACCAACTCCTCCTGCACCATGCGCCTGCAGATCAACACCACCGGCGCCTGGCGCAATGTGATTGACTTTCCCGGCCACCAGTCGCGCCGCATTGAGGATTCAGCGGTAGATCTGTTTGGCCATGACGAGCGGGTCACCCTGCGCGTGGTGGAGGCAGACAGCAACAACCGCAAGCCACCGCTGATGCACTGGTCCAAAGCCACCGGCTGGCGGGTGTGGGGGGACCATGCCCGTCAAGCCTGAAAACCGCTCCAGGTATCCCGAGGACTGGCCTGAGATTCGCCTGGCTATCTTGCAGCGTGCGCGCTATCGCTGTGAGTGGCCAGGGTGTCAGGCAGGCCATCACCATACCGGCTATTGGCTCGACGGCCAGTTTGTCCGACGGTCCTATGCTCTGCGGCATGCCGGTTACAAGGCGGGTGATGTCGTCGCGTGCTCAGACGGCAGCGAATTGAAATTGCTGCGCATCGTGCTGACCATCGCCCACAAGGACCACACGCCAGAGAACTGCGACCCTGCCAACCTGGCCGCCTGGTGCCAGCGGCACCACCTGGCGTATGACCAGGAGCACCACAAGACCACCGCCTACATGACGCGCAAGCTGCTTGCCTGCACGATGGAGCTACCCCTATGAAACCTGACACCCGCCAGGCGCACCTGGCCGCCATTCACATGGCGCAAAAGGCGCTGGGCCTGTCTGCAGAAGACGCCAGCGCCTTGAAGCTGCACGTCACCGGCCAGGCCAGCAGCGCCACCATGAGCGCCATGCAGCGCAAGCAGTACCTGGCGCACCTGGCGGGGCTCCAGGAGCGTGCCGCCCTGGCCCGGGGCGAGAAACCAGCCTACACCCCCAAGCGCGAACCACGCCACCGCAGCCTGGACGATGCCGATGACGAACGCTGGCAAAAGGCCCGCGCCCTGTGGCATGCGCTGGCCGGTGCTGGTGTGGTGCGCGTGAACACCGATGCCGCCCTGGCCGCCTATGTCAAACGCCAGACCAAGGTGGACGCCTGGCGGTTTCTGAACAGCTACCAGGTCAACACCGTGATTGAAGCGCTCAAGAAATGGTGCGAGCGCAGTGGTGTGTCCACCAAACCTCAAACGTAGTGGAGGGCATGAACATGATGGAAGTAGACCGCTTGGCCCAACGCCCAGATCTGTGTGACCTCAATGCTGATGCTATTGCGCCCATTGAGCGTCTGTTTGACCCACTCACCCCTGACAGTTGGCGTGACCTGGCCAGCAGCCTGTATGTATCGCTACGCACATTGATGGCAGGTCAGCAGTCTGACGACGAATTGGCCCAGATTGCCATGCAACTCACCCGCGGCATCGCCATGGATATGGGTGGGTCGCAGCCCTATATCAGCGTGGGCAGCCAACTGATGACATCGGCGCGGGCACGTAAAGTGATTGAACTGTGCAACCGCGGCAAGAGTTATGCCGAGGTGGCCCGGCTCGTTGGTAACATTACGGAACCTCGAGTGCGCCAGATCAAACGCGCCTGGCGCGCCGAGCAGCGTGCCCTGCGCCAAGGCACACTGGACCTGGGTTCAACATAAAGAACTGATGCGCTTCATTTAGCGCCCGACCCCCATGCCGCAGACCATTGCGGCATGCCCCAAACACCGACCACCCAACAGCACAGTCCCAAGCTGCTGCACGTCTTCAAGCCCGGCAAGTGGACAACCATGGCCGGGGAGACGATAGAGTTCAGCCAGGCTGACCTGCAGGCCAGCGCCGCTGCTTACGACCCCCGCGTGTCGAAAGCGCCCATTGTGATTGGGCACCCCACCACTGACAAACCCGCCAAAGGCTGGGCCGGTGCCGCATTTGCCACCGACCGTGGCCTGTTTGTAGCGCCAGAAAAGGTGGACGCCGAATTTGCCGAGGAAGTCAAGGCAGGCCGCTGGGGTGCGGTGTCGGTCAAGTTCTACCGCCCCACAGAGCCCAGCAACCCGGTGCCAGGCACCTGGTACATCCGCCACGTGGGCTTCTTGGGTGCTGCCAATCCGGCCGTCAAGGGCCTGGATGACCCGGAGTTTTCCGCCCAGGACGATGACGGTTGCACCTGCTTTTTGGAGGCTGTGGAGTTCTCTGACTGGGACGACGCCACCAACGCCAACCTGTGGCGCAACCTGCGCGAATGGATGATTGGCGCCCACGGCACCGACGTGGCCGACAAGGTTCTGCCCGCCTATGACGTGCGTGCCCTGGAACTGGGCGCCCAGGACGAGATTCGAGAGGCGTCTGCGAAAGCAGTGAACGAAGGAGAGGTCTCGCCAGCCTTTCCAACCCCCCATTTTTCTGACCCCCAACTGAAGGAGCCCACTGTGACCCTGGAAGAAAAAGCAGCCCTTGAGGCTGAAAACACCCGCCTGCGCGCTGAGCTGGCGGCCAACAAGGCCGAGCAGATCCACGCCGCCAACGTGGCGTTTTGCGACGGCCAGGTGGGTGTGCTGCCTGCCTGGCGTGGTGTGGCCGTGGCCACGCTGGACCATTTGGCCAAGCAAGCTGAGCCGGTCGAGTTTGGCGAGGGCGATCAAAAAGCCCCGCTGGCCGACCAGTTCAAAGCCATGCTGGCCGCGCTGCCTGCCCCGGTGCAGTTTGGCGAGGCGGCCACCACGGCCCGCGCTGCAGCCACCGCCACGGCACTGATCGACGACGACGCCCAGTTTGCCGAGAACGCCGACCCCGAGCGCATGGCGCAACACCAGGCGATCAAGGCCCACATGATGGCCAACAACACCGACTACAACACCGCCGCCCGTGCGGTGCTGGCCAAGTAACTACTTTTTTAGGAGCTGACAAATGGGACGTTTAAGCAAACTGCGGGTTGTAGACCCGGTACTGACCAACCTGGCCATTGGCTACACCAATGTGGCCCTGGTGGCTGCGGCACTGATGCCGTTTGTGCTGGTCGATAAAGAGGGCGGGAAAATCCCGTTGTTCGGCAAGGACCACTTCAAGATCTACAACACCGAGCGGGCCTTGCGCGCCAAAAGCAACCGCATCACCCCGGCCGACATCGGCAGCATTGACGTGGCGATGGATGAGCATGACCTGGAATACCCGATCGACTACCGCGAAGACGCCGAGAGCGCCTACCCGCTGCAGGCGCATGCCACGATGTCGGTGGTGGAGGGCATTCGCCTGCGCCACGAAAAGATGGTGGCCGACCTGGTGCAAAACCCGGCCAATTACGCCGCCAGCAACAAGATTGCGCTGAGCGGCACCAGCTGCTTTACCGACTTTGTGAACAGCGACCCCGAAGGCGTGGTGAGTGATGCCAAGGCCGCCGTGCGTGCCAAGGTGGTGAAGGAGCCCAACACCATGGTGATTGGCTACAGCGCCTGGCGCACGCTCAAGCGGCACAGTCAGCTCAAGGCCATTTTGAGCGACACCCGCCCGCGCCTGGTGCAGATTGCCGACCTGCGCGAGATCTTCGAAATTGAAAACATTGTGGTGGGTGGTGCGGTGATGGCCAGCGATGCCGGTGTGGCCAGCGACATCTGGGGCGACAACATGGTGCTGGCCTATGTGCCCACCAGCGGTGCCGGTGGCGCCACACCGTATGAGCCAAGCTTTGGCTACACGCTGCGCAAACGCGGTAGCCCGGTGGTGGACACCCGCACCGAAGACGGCAAGCTGGAGGTTGTGCGCAACACCGACATCTTCCGCCCCTACATGCTGGGTGCCGATGCGGGTTACTTGATCAGCAACACCAACGCCTGATAAGGACCAGACCATGGCCAAGAAACCTGTTGCAGCGGTGGCGCCAGCCGCCCCCGCTGAAGCCCCTGAAGTGGGCAACTACCTGGTGGGCGTGTCGCCCATCTTGCAGGACGGTGAGCGCTTTGAGAGCGGCGCAACCATCACCTGCACCGCTGCGCAAGCAGCCCGCCTGGGCCTGAAGCCCGCCCCGCTGGACTTGCCCAACCTTGAAGGAGCCGACCAATGAAGACTGAAAAAATCTTGCTGACCACCAGCCTCACGGCCATTGCGGCGCTGATCGTGTCGCGCTTTGTGACCTATGCCGGTGGTGTACCCGCTGCCGGTGCGCTGACGCTGGGCGTGGCCAATGCCAACTACGACATTGGCGAGCAGGCCGGTGTCAACACCCATGGCGAGCTGGTGGTGGAAGCCGGTGCCGCCGTGGCGGTGGGGGCCAAGCTGCAGACCGATGCCAGCGGGCGCGCCATCACATGGGCCTCTGGCGAGGTGGTGGGTTATGCCCGCGACGCGGCCACGGCTGCGGGTGACATCATCCGCATCATGCGCTAGGCGCCGGGCCCACCGCCATGACCTACGCCACCGTTGACCACTTGCTGCAGGCTGCTACCGGCGGCTGGGGTGAGCTGGCCCAACGGGCGTCAAGTGATGCGCTGGTGGACGGTGCCCTGCTGCAAGCCACCTGGCTGGCGGCTGACCGCAGTGCCTGGAGCGTGCCCGCCCAGGCTGCGGCCGATGCGGCCCTGCTGCGCATGACCGACGCGCTGGCTGCCGCCAGCAGGCATGCCGACACCTACATGTTTCCCCGGTACCGGGCAGTGATGCCGCTGGCGGTTGACCTGGTAGCCGGGTCTGACCTGCCTGCCGTGGTGGCCGCCATTGCGCTCAAACGGCTGTACGGCACCACGGTGCCTGAAGACGTGCGCAAAGGCACCCAGTGGGCTGACGACTACCTGCGCGACTTGAGCAAGGGTGTGGTCAGCCTGGGCGCGGTGGATGACACCGTGGCCACCCCCGCCGGGCGCATGGTGAGCCGCACGCCTGCCAAGGCGTTTGACTGGGCTGGGTACTGATGGGCGCACCCACCAACCTGCTGGGCCTGCAGCTGCTGATCCAGGCCCGCCTGAAACAGGCGCTGGCCGGGCAGACACCGGTGGTGCATGTGCTGACCGCTGCCGAGCTGGCCGGGGTGGTGGAGGAAAAGCAGCTGGTGCCCGCAGTGCATGTGGTGTACGGCGGCTGGCGGACCAAGGAAAGCCGCAGCGATGGCAAGGCGGCCCGCGCGGAACAGACCTGGCTGGCGGTGGTGGCGGTGCGCAATGTGCGCGGCCTGGCCGCTGGTGACGACGCCCGGCTGCAGGCTGGTGAGCTGGGGCTGCTGGTGGCCCAGGCCCTGATGGGCTGGCATGCACCTGGTATGGCCACACCGCTCAAGATTGCCGATGGGCCGGGGGCTGATTTCAGGCCCGGGTTTGTGTATTTGCCGCTGGCCTTCACTGCCGATCTGTCGCTGCAGGCCGCGTGAGTTGACCTATTTTTAACCTGGAGTTTTGACCATGACCGCAACCGTTTATTACCCCTACCTTGGCTCCGGCAAGATTTACGCCCGTGTGGCTGGTGCCGTTGCTGGCCTGATGGAGGTGGGCAACGCCAGCAAGCTGGAGCTGGCGGTGAAGGAGGACAAGAAGAAGCTGCAGGACTTCAGCAAACCCGGTGGCGGTGTGTATGCCACGGTGAGCCGCATCTCTGAGGCCACCTTGAGCATGACGCTCAACGACCTGAACAAGACCAACGTGGCCCGCGCCGTGTTTGGCACAGAGACCGCCGTGACGGGTGCCGCCGTGCTGGACGAAGTGGTGAAGGCCTACAAAGGTGCGATCGCACCGCTGGCCCACCCGAACCCGACCGCTGTGGTGGTGACGCACACCTCTGGCACGCCCACCTATGTGGCCAACACCGACTATGAAGTGCGCGCTGGCGGCATCTACATCATCCCCACCGGGGCGATCCTGGACGCGGCTGACCTGAAGGTGGATTACAGCTACGCCGCCTATGACAAGGTGGAGGCGATGACGGCCAGCTCGATCACGCTGGAGCTGCACTTTGAAGGCTTGAACGAAGCCAACAGCGGCAAGCCGGTGATTGTGGACATCTGGCGTGCCCAGCTGAGCCCGACCAAGGCGCTGAGCCTGCTGGGTGACAGCTTTGCCGACCTGCAGGTGGAGGCTGAAGTGCTGGCCGATACCAGCAAAACCGGTGCAGGCATCAGCCAGTATTTCCGCGCCAAGTTCTGCTGATACCTGGGGTCAGACCACTCGCGAAGCGATGTGCTCTGACCCCATCTGATCACCGGATGAAGATGCGCAGCATCAGGTAGCCCACATAAACCACCAGCAGGCCAAACACGATGGCCATCAGCGCCATGCCGAATTTGACGCCGCCCCCTGCCAGCACCAGGAAGGCAATGCAAAAGATAAAAGCAATGAGGCGTGACATGCGCCCATTCTAGGGAAAACAGGCCATGGCCAACAAAGTTGAGATCGAGATCAGAGCCACGGATGCGGCCAGCCCGGTCATCAAAGGGGTGGCCGGTGATATGGCCGCCATTGCCCCGGCTGCCAGCAAGGCCCAAGGCAGCGCTGACGGTGCCCTGAACACCATCACCCAAAAAGGCAAGCAGGCGGCAGACGCCACCAAGACGATCAGTGAGCAACTCGCCCTGGTGCAGCGGGCCTATGTGGCACTGCAGGCCACCCAGGGCGCCCAGGCCATCGCGCGCGACCTGGCACAAACCGCAGACGCCTACAACAACCTGCAGGCCCGCATCAAACTCGCGACCGGTGAAGGCGTGGCGTTTGAGGCGGCGTTTGACGGCGTAAGCGCCATCGCCCAGCGCACCAGCAGCGCCCTGGAGAGCACTGGCAACCTCTTCACCAAGCTGGCCGAGTCGGGCAAAAGTGCCGGGCTGGGGACCGAGGCGGCCATTGCCCAGGCCCTGGCGCTGACTGAAACGGTCAACCAGGCGGTGCAGCTCAGCGGTGCCAGCGCCGGTGCCAGTGATGCGGCCATCACCCAGCTGATTCAAGGCCTGCAGGGCGGTGTGCTGCGTGGTGACGAGTTCAACAGCGTGATGGAGCAAAGCCCGCGCCTGGCCAAGGCGCTGGCCGACGGGCTGGGCACCACCACCGGCGAACTGCGCAAGATGGCCGAGGCCGGGCAGCTCAGCAGCGACGTGGTGATCAAGGCCTTGAAAGGCCAGGCCGACACCGTGGCCGCCGAATTCAGCAAACTGCCCCCCACCGTGGGCCGCGCCCTGGAAAACCTGGCCACCAGCTGGACGCTGTACGTGGGCGAGACCGACAAGGCCACCGGTGCCAGCAGCCTGGCTGCCAGCGCCATCAGTGGCCTGGCCAACAACCTGAGCACCATTGCCGGCTACCTGATGGACGCGGGCCAGGCTGCCACTGCCTTTGCCGCGCTCAAACTGGCGCAGCACTTCAGCGGCATGGCCACAGCGGCTGCTGCCAGTGCCACCGCCGTGGCGGCCAATACCACGGCCATTGCTGCTGCAGGCGCTGCAGGCACCACCGCAGCCACCAGCGTGGGGCGCTTTGCCAGCATTCTGGGTGGGCTCAAAACCTTCACCCTGCTGGGGCTGGTGACCAATTTTCAGGACATTGGAATCGCCATTGGCGAGGCCGCTGCCCGGCTGGCAGGCTACAAAGACCGCACCGACGAGCTGGCCCGCGCTGACAAGGTGAGTGCGCAGATTGCCGCCGACAACGTGGCGCAGCGCCAACGCATGGCCGCTGCCACTCAGGCCGCGATCGACAAGACGTTTGAGCTCTCAGACGTGGCCACCGCTGCCATTGCCGAATTTGACAAACTCACCAAGGCGGGCACCAGCAGCGCCGAGGCCGTGGCTAAGATCGGCAAAGATTTCAACCTGGCCACCGTGCCCGGCATTCGTGATGCAGCGGCCGTGCTGGACAAACTGGCGGCCGATGGCAAGATCAGCGCCGAAACCCTGCAGGTGGCCTGGGTCAATGCGCTCAAGGGGGAAGACCTGGCCCGGTTTGAAGTGCAGGCGCGCCAGGCGTTTGCCGGTACCGCCCGCGAAGCCGAGCGCCTGGGCCAGGTGGTGGACGCTGCGCTGCGTGAGAGCATCAAGCGCGCCGGGCTGGACTTTGACGTGATCAGCGGCGGTATGAGCAAGGCCAGCCAGAGCGCCATCAACGACACCGAGGCGATGATCAGCGGCCTGGACCGCCTGAAGGCCATGGGTGTGGACACGGCTGCCGCGTTGACCGCCAGCCTGGGGCAAGGCATTGATACGGCCAACACCGAAAAGGCGATCGAAGCCGTGCGCGGCCAAATTGAAGCCGTGCGCAAGGTGCTGGGTGACAAGATTGCCGATGGGCTGCTGGACCAGGCCGCGCAAAAGGCCACCGCGCTGAGTGATGCCCTGGACAAAGCCAAGCCGGGCATCAACAGCCTCCGCGAGGCCATGAAAGACCTGGGTGTGACCAGTGACCAGGCGTTCAAGGACACCGCCGAGAAAAGCAAGGCCGCGTTTGATGCGATGAAGGCCAGCGGCACCGCCAGCGCCCGCGAGCTGGCCGATGGCTTCAAGCGGTTTGCCGCCGATGCCATTGCCGCCAACGGTGGTGTGGCCACCGAAACACTCAAGAGCGAAGCGGCCATGCGCGGACTGGAGATTGTCACCGATCGGGCTGGCAAAGCAATCGTCAAAGCAATGGGTGATGGCAAACGCAGTACTGACGACTTCCGGCAGTCGGTTCAGAGCTCTATTGGTGCGATCAACCAGCAGACTTCTGCACTGGAAGCCCAGGCACAAAGTGCTGCCGATCGGGCCAAGAAGCTCGAGGGCCAGAACGCGGTGGACAACCGCCTGATGTTCCAGGTGCGTGACAAGTTGAACGCGGGCACGCTGACCGCCGAAGACACCGCCGATGTGAAGAACGTGCTGGCCGCCCTGAAGCAAAACGCCGTTGTCAACGCCTTTGGCCGCAGCATGGGCGGCATCAGCCTGGCGGGCATTGAAGACGACATCAAGTGGCAAAACACCGGCGCCGTGCTGCAGCAGTTTGTGGACGCCCAGGGCCGCCAGACGGCAACGCCTGCAGGTGCATCGCCCAGCCAGAGCGCGCCCAGCACTGGCGGCAAAACCTACACCGTCAACGTCAACCTGGGCGGTGGCACCACCCCCGTGAACGTGGCCAGCGATGCCGATGCCCAGAAGCTGATCGACGTGCTCAAACGTGCCCAACGCAGTGCCTAACGCCTGACCACCATGATCACCCTGACCCACACCGCCACCACCACCACTGTGACGCTGCCCGACGCGCTGAGCTGGGCTGACGAATACACCTGGTCACCCGTGCAGCAGAGCAAGACCTACACCACCACCGGGGCGCTGCTGATTGAAGAGGGCGTGAAGCAAGCGGGCCGCCCGATCACCCTGGAAGGCAGCGAAGACCGCACCTGGTGCACCCGCGCGCTGGTGGACCAGTTGCACGCCTGGGCGCAAACCCCGGCCCTGGTGCTGGAGCTGACGCTGCGCGGCGTGGCCCGCCAGGTGGCGTTTGACCACGAACGCGGTGCGCTGCAGGGCCTGCCGGTGCTGTTTTATGCCGACGGCGCCATTGCCAGCGATGACTGGTATGTGCCGACCTTACGTTTCCTGGAGCTCTAAGCCATGACGATCCTTTCCACCGACATCAAGCTGCGCGAGTCTGAGCGCATGACCGACACCGAAGACGGCGGTGGCCGCCGCACGCTCAACCCCATTGCCGACGGCGTGGCGGGCAACATTTTTCCCAAGGTGTCACGGCTGGATAGCGTCTATGGCCGGGTGAACTTGCGCAAGGTTTACGGCCATGTAGACACCGCAACGGTGGACACCTACGCCGGGGCGCACCTGGTGATCACCGACGCGCCGGACAACGACCGCATTCACGTCACGGCCTTTTCAACCGCCAGTGAGTACGACAACCGCACCTCGGCGCGTGACCGGATTGAGAGTTATGTGATTGCTGGCCCTGAGAGCCGGATGCGCTTGTACGGCCGCCAACTGATGGGCGCGCAGGCGCTGCTGGCTTACCAGCGCGAAGAAGACCCGCTACCTGAGATTGGCGAGGTGTACGCGGTGACCAATGAGTCGGCCGGTGTGACCATTGCACAGCAGTTTGTGGCGATTCAGGACATTGACCAGGAGGTGCGCGTTTTCACGGACGGCAGCGGGGACTTCAGACGCCGCGTTGTGACGCTGACCATTGGGGCACCACTGCGGTACGAATTCACCGGGGCGGACACACCCAACCGGTACACCGGCACGTCGTCCACCGGGCGGCTGCGCTCCACAACCGTGGCAGACGCTTCACGCTATTTCGGCATTCAGCCGCTGTCGGCCGTGGCGCACATGGGCGACCTGACGCTGGATGTGCACTCGGTGTACACGCCGATTGTGCCGACGACGCAAAGGGAGACGGCGTTGAGTTTGGCGGGGATTGCGGGGGCCAGAAACTTTGCTTCAGCGGGGGTGAAAACGCCGTTCATGATTGGTCTACTGACGGGCGCTTATGCGCAGTTCACTTGCCCGCAACGTGCAAAGCCTGGGTCGGTTAAGGTGCGGACCGTATGGATCAGTGGCGGGGCACTTTACGGCGTGGAGGTAACTGATAACGGCGCGGGCGTTTTCCCGGCGACGGGTCAAGGTAGCGGGGTCGCATCTGGCACGATCAACTACGAGACAGGCGCTATTTATGTGACGATAGCGGGTGGGCCAAACCCATTATCTTTCAGATTTGAGGTCGCCTACACGCCTCTTGTTGAGGTGTCTCAAGCATCGCACACGGCGGCAATTGAAGTCACCCTGGCAACCCGTGGCACCGTCTACACCCCGGTGCTCGGCCCCCTGCCTGCCTCCGGCACCACCATGGTGGACTACCGCGCCTTGGGCAAGTGGTACCGGCTGACAGATGACGGCACCGGCAAGCTGGTGGGTGGCGATGCCGCCTACGGCACGGGCACGGTCAACTACGTAACCGGTGGCGTGATCATTACCCTTGGTGCCTTGCCCGATGTAGGCAGCAGCGTGCTGTTGAGTTGGGGCAGCCCTGCGCATTACGAAATCAAGACCAACGACGCAGGAACCTCGGCCAGGTTTGTCACGACCCTGCCAGATGTGCCGGTGAAGCGCGCCACAGCGGTGGTGAGCTACTTTCTGAACGGCGTGGCCACCACAGCCACCGCCAACTTGCAGGGCATCATCACCGGCACCAACAGCGTCACGGGCACGGTGCACCACACAACGGGTGAGGTGGTGCTGAACTTTGGTGCCAAGTTGCCCGACTCCGGCACCAATGTGAGCGTGGCTTATCAGCAAGTGGTGGGCGCCACCTCTGGTGACGTGCCGACGGCCAGCGGCACATTCCCGGCCCGCACGCCGACAGTGCTTGCAGGCTTTCCATTTCAGGCAGGCAGTCTGAGTGTGACAGTGACGGTATCCAGTACGGTACCGCGTAGTGTGATTGGTGACGAAGGCGCGTCGGCACAGGTTGTGCTACAGGATGATGGCTTGGGCAACCTGATCGTGCCAGCGCGCACGATGGTTGTGGGCACTCGCAGCGGGGCCAGCATGTTCTTGACCGATGCAGCCACCATTGTGGGCACCATCAACTACACCACGGGTGCGGTGTCGATTGGTGGCGCGAGCATCCCGTCGAGCGGTGATGTTTGGCGGCTCGGCAACATCGGAGGCAATGTGTGGCAGCATCTCGGCGGCAGCGGGTCAGTCGCTGCTACCACAGCCACCTACAGCGTGATTGCCAGCAGCGTGGCCACCAGCGATGCATCCAAGATACATGTCGTGGCGCTGGACGATGCCCAGCTGCAGATCGACCTGACCCGCACCACCGGGCGCATGATCGTCGCGGGCAGTGTGTTGTTCACCCTGGCAGGCAAAACCTACTTTGACCGCAACGGCACCCTTTACACCGACATGAACCCGTCCACCGGCGCTGCGCTGGCTGCGGGAAGCATCAACTACGACACAGGGGTGGTCGATCTGACTCTGTGGGCGGCCAACACCACCATTGCCATGGCGGTGCAAAGCTGCCTCACGCAATACGGCGAGTTCACGGCAACAAGTGCTTTTTTCCGCGTGGTGGGCAGTCCGATCCGGTCGGCCAGTCTCTATGTGCAGGTGACGGCGACCGACGGCACCCTGCTGACCGGCCTGTCCAACACCTCCGGAGTCATTGCTGGCACCTACATGCGTGGCGTGGTGGAGCAAACCATGGGCGTGGTGCGGGTCGAGTTTGGCCAGATGGTCACAGCCGCGGGCAACGAAACAGAACCCTGGTACGACGCGGCCAACGTGATCGGCGCGCAAGTCTGGAAGCCCAAGGAAGTGCAGCCCGGCACCCTGCGGTACAGCGCCGTCGTGCTGAGTAACCTGCCGCTGAATGCCGACATTTTGGGCCTTGACCCGGTGCGCCTGCCATCTGATGGGCGTGTGCCCATCTACCGCCCGGCAGACGTGGTGGTGGTGCATAACACCTTGAGCATCAACGCGGGTACACCAACCTCCAATCAGGTGATCAACGTGGGCCGCACTGGCTTGTCGTCTATCTGGCTGGAGGATGCCAACAAGCTCAAACTGGCGGGCGCTCTGTACGCCGCCGATCTGACCACTGGCTTGGTGACGATGGCCGCTGGCTTGAGCCTAACCGGCTACGTGACGCCGATCTACGTGAAACACCGCATTGAGGAAATGGGCTTGCTCAGTGATGTGCAGATCAACGGTCAACTGAGCATCACCGCACCGCTGCTGCGTGACTACCCGTTGGGCAGTTATGTGTCATCTGCGCTGCTGTTTGGCGACATGTTCGCCCGCGTCACCGGTGTGTTTGACCAGGGCACCTGGACCAGTGTCTGGTCCAACACATTGATCGGTACACAGGCCACGGCGCAATACAACGATGTGGATTACCCGATTGAGGTGAGCAACGCGGCGGCGGTGTCTGACCGGTGGCGCATCAACTTCACCAGCGCCAGCGCGTTCCAAGTCATCTCTGAAAACATGGGGGTGATTGCTACCGGTACCACTGCCGCTGACCTGGCCCCGCTGAACCCGCTGACTGGCCTGGCGTATTTCACGCTACGAGCTGGTGGCTGGGGCCTTGGACGGGCAGTGGGCAACCAGTTGCGCTTCAACACCGTAGGCGCAGTGGCCCCGATCTGGTTGGCTCGCACGGTGCTGCCAGGTGCCACGCTGGCGGGTGACAGTTTTGACGCGCAACTGCGCGGCGACGTGGACTGATCGTGGCCACGCGGCTGGTGGCGACGTTTCACGCGCCGTGGCACCCGGCCGTGGTCAGCGAGACCAACGCACGCGCACCCATCCCCAAGACAGTGCATCTGGACCTGCCAGACACCTGTCGATGGGTGGCAGCCCGGTCAGCCGGGGC